CCAGCCCTCTCCCACGGGGAGAGGGGGCGAAGGCGGCGCGCCGTCCAAGCTGCGGCAGGGTGTGGCAGCCTTGGGCGCATGGGCCGGCGAAGATTGGGCAAAACAGGAAATCGCGGCAGGTTTTGCATTGCTCGCCGCACTCAATCTGCCCAACCGCCCTGCAGCGCAAGACCTACCGGTAGTCGCGGAAATTTGGTATCGGAAACTGATGGAAACCAAGGAAATCGTCTCGCCGGAGTATGACCCGAAACGTATTCAGACGGGATTTAAGGTGTTGCAGGCGGCGGAAACATGGCCGCAACCCGCCGAACTGCTCCGCAACCTGCCGCCACGGTTGATACCAAGGGTGATGTTGGCAAAGCCCGCGCCGGACAAAGAAAAAGGCCGTCAGGAAATAGCGGCAGTGAAAGATGTTTTAAGCAAGAAAGGTCATTGAAATGAAAGAGTATGTTTTTAAAATTGTTTCGGAAAATGGGAAGTGTCGCGTTGAGTTGCCCGAAATCAATCTAAACGGTGAGTATCAAGCTCCCGACCTGATGGCTGCGTTGACAAGGGAATTTTTAAACAGCGTATGCAGTGATGCCGCCCGAGATACGGAAGGATTTATGAAGGCTGCTGTCACTAATTTAAAAGCATTGCAACTGGCAAGACAGTTGAGAGATGCGGAACGAAAAGTAAATTAAGGAAGGAAAAAGCAAATGGCTAAAGTCATTATTACTATTAAAGATAGTACCAAAAGCTTATTTGATTTTGAAATCAAAGGATTGGGAGATGATAGTGAAAAAACTCCTGCAATCTTTGCCGGACATGCTGTAGCAGGCTATCTGAGAAAAAGGCAAACAGCCCTCCACGAGAATTTTTTAAGTCAAATTTTACGAGACTTATCAGATCAAGATTAAAGGAAAAATCAAATGGCTAAACAACGTATCAAACAGGCGGCAATCGAAGCCGCGCAAGACAAAACCGAAGTAACGGCGCATATCCGTGCGATTGGCGACCTGAATCGCGAAATCAAACGCTTGGAAACCGAAGCCGGAGATAAAAAGGCGGTCATTGAGCAGGAATACGCCGCGCTTGCCGCGCCACTGAAAGCCGAGTCGGAACGCCTGACCGCCGCTGTCGCCGCCTACTGTGAGGCACACAAGGACGATCTGACGGGAAACGGCAAGACCAAGACGGTGGATTTTGTGACCGGACTCGTCAAATGGCGCATCCGCCCGCCTAGCGTCAAGGTAACAGGCGTTGCCGCCGTCTTGGCTTGGATGTCGGAAAAAACGGCATATCAAAGCTTTATCCGCACCAAGCAGGAAATCGACAAAGACGCCATCTTGAATGAGAGCGAGCAGTTTGCCAATGGTCAAGTGCCGGGTATTAAGATTGTGTCGGGGCTTGAGGATTTTGTGATTGAACCTACTGAGCAGGAGTTGATGTGATGGCGAAAATTGTTATTACGATAAAAGACGAGATGCCAGTAAACGGCCTGAACGGCGTGACCATCAGTTATGACGGCGATTTGGAGCCGCAAGGCAAACTGACGATGGCGCAGATGACGGCTTATAACATCAAGAAATTGATGGATGCGGTTGAGTTTGAGACCGCAAAAAGGCTGAGTAAAGCAAACTGACCTACGGCGGGCATCAGCCCGCCATTTTTGAAAAGGATTTAGATATGTAAGGTTGGGACTTTTAAAGCTGGATTAAAGGCCGTCTGAAATGGGGTTTAAAACCTGTTTCAGACGGCCTTTTTTATGTCTGTCCGTTTCGCAAAAAAAACAGCGGCTTACTACAATATATAGTATTTTATCTGTATAATATGCGTTAATTAATCAATATATTGTGTTTTAGGGGTTCAAGATGCGCCGTGCGTTGATTGCGAAAGTTAAAATCGCTCAAAAGGAGCTGGGCTTGGACGACGGTACCTATCGCGCGGTGTTGGAGCGTGTGACGGGCAAGCGGTCGTGTACCGAGTGCAGTATCCCTGAGCTGGAGCGCGTGGTCGAGGATTTGCGCCAGCATGGGTTTACGCCGAAAAAGACGGCGGGGCAACGACCGAACCGCCGCGATTCTGCCGACCCGATGATGCGGAAAATCGAAGCCCTGCTGCTGGATAACGGCTGGACTTGGAATTATGCGCACGGTACGGCGAAAAAGATGTTTAAGGTTGACCGCGTGGAATGGTTGTCCGACGGCAATATGCACAAGTTGGTGGCGGCGTTGCAGATTAGTGCGAACCGCAAGAAAAAGGAGAAAACGGGATGAGCTTAAATTGGGAGATGACAGAGCAGGATTTTGCTGATGTTAAACATCTGCTGCCGCACAGTGTGGTGGCGCTGATTACGGTCATCGGGCTGGAGGCGGCGTTTCACATGGTTAAGGTTTGGGGCGGGACGAATTACCCGATTTCCAACCGCCGCCGCAATACGCGCCAGAGCCGTATCTTACACGCGCAACTGGTCGAGGACATCGGCGAGGAGGCTGCGGGTCGTTTGGAGCGTGCCTATGTCGGGCAGCCTTTCTTGGCCATTCCGCGCTGCTGGGACGCGATGCGCGAGCTGCGCAACCGATTCATCCGCCGCCAGTATGATGCGATGAGCGCGGAGGGCTTGAGCGATTTGGTTATTGTGCGTGAGCTGGTGTTGGCGCATAAGCTGTCGACGCGGAATATCCGATACATTTTGAAAGAGGCTGACCGCGAAGCGGCGGCAAGGGCGCAGGCGGATTTGTTTGCGGCTTAGTTTTTGTTGTGCTTGTGTTGAGAGTGGACCTTTTCCCCTGCCTTCGGGCGGGGATTTTTTTTGCCTGCATTCCGCTGAATGCAAGCCTGACGGGGCTTGGCGGTCGTCTGAAAAGGTTTAATGGGGTTTTCAAATGTTATGCAATCAACCTTTTTTGGAGATGATGAATGGGCAAAACCGTAACCTTAACCGCTGGACACAGCAATACAGACCCGGGCGCAGTCAACGGCAGCGACCGTGAGGCAGACTTGGCGCAGGATATGCGCAATATCGTGGCATCTATTTTGCGCGATGACTACGGTTTGACCGTTAAAACTGACGGTACAGGCAAAGGCAATATGCCGTTGCGCGATGCGGTTAAGCTGATTCGCGGCTCGGATGTGGCGATTGAGTTTCACACTAATGCAGCCGTGAGTAAGGCGGCGACAGGCATCGAAGCCTTGTCCACGCCGAAAAACAAACGCTGGTGTCAGGTATTGAGCAAGGCTGTTGCCAAGGCCACAGGCTGGAAACTGCGCGGCGAAGACGGCTTTAAGCCGGATAACGCAGGGCAACATTCCCGCCTTGCCTATGCGCAGAACGGCGGCATTGTGTTTGAGCCGTTTTTTATCAGCAACGATGCGGATTTAGCCTTGTTTAAGGCTACCAAATGGGGCATCTGCCGCGCGATTGCGGTCGCGATTGCGATGGAGTTGGGAGCGGCGAAGGTATGAAAAAGTCTTTGATTGCTTTATGTATTGCCCATTATGCAAAGTTGAAAAACGGTTTTGGCGTCCCGCCGTTACCTGAAATCAAAATCACGCCAAGCCCTGTTCGGGTAGGCTCTTTGAAACAACATCCGAGCCTGCGCTTGGGTAAATCGGGTGTGGCAGCCGCGAAACGGGCGGCGCGTAAACGCAAAGCGAGAAAGTAAGAAATATGATTGACGGTTGGGATGGTTATTAAGATGCGTATTTTCGATATTTTCAAGAACCCCGCGACAGGCGGCATTTCACATTCAAAGTTATGGGCAAACGTCGCCTGCGCGGCGGGTACGTTTAAATTTGTGATGTTGCCCGACCCGTCGGCGGAAATTTGGGCGGTGTATCTCGGCATAGTCGGTGGCTATGCCGTGGCACGCTCTTTGGTAAGCGTGAAGCGACAGGAGGTCGAGAATGACGCTCAAACTGTTGACGAATAAATGGGTGCTGAGTGGCTTGGCTGCCTTTTTGGCACTGATTTTGGCGGCATCGTATCAGCAAGGCTACAAGACGGCATACCAAAAACAGCAGGCAGTTATCGACAAGATGGAAAAAGACAAGGCGGATGCCTTGAGGCTGTCGGCTCAAAACTACGCCCGCGAGCTGGAGCAAGCCCGCGAAGCAGCAAAACAATCTGAAGCCAAGGCGCACGCCGTCGGTGTGAAATTGGCGCAAAAACAGGCGGAAGTCAGTCGTCTGAAAACGGAAAACAAAAAGGAAATATCACATGCGCTTACTCAAGACCGTCAAAAAGCAGGCGGTGGTTGTATTGACGGCTTTGGCCATCACGGGCTGCGGCTCTACAACCGTGCCCTCGGCTACGGAAATTAAGGTTGTCGAAAAGGCGGTCATGCCGACACCGCCTGCCGCGTTGATGGTCGCGCCGGTGCGCCCGAATGCGCCGAAAGACGGCAAGACGGCAACGCTGCTTGAGCATGCCGCTGAGTTTGGCGGCTATGTATCTGAACTGGAAAACCAAAATCAGGCGTGGCGCGATTGGGCGGGCAATCACTCCCGCAAAGTCGGCGACTGACAAAAAAGCCCGCGTAGGGCGCGGGCTGAGGGTGAAAGCGGATTTTATACCTCTTTTACAGGGGTGGCGGCGGTAGTGCTTTTCAGCAAATCGACTGCGTGCTGGCAGTTTTGCTTGCTGGTGTAGCCTTCGCCCTGAGCGATGATTTCATGGTTGGCTGCTTTCAAACGCCAACGGTATTCGCCTTTTGCGTCTTTATAGATTTCAAAATACATAAGGTTTCTCCTATGAATGAGTACACGTTTTCTTACCGCTTTGACGGCAAGTCCTGGTCATTGAGCATTTGGGCGGACAGCCCTGAAGAAGCCCGGGCAAAATTTCGGGCTGCACGGGAAAATGCGCAGTATGACGGCGAAGTTGTAACAAAGATTTATACATTTGTAAATATTTCGTGGGTTAAGAAGTTGTACAGACGGATAAAATATTTAATGGGTATCAAAGAATGACCTACCGTGAATTAGTTGAGCGTCAGTTGGCTGTGCGCCATGCCGATTTGGAATTGGGCTTAAGCCGCGCCCGCGAACAAGAGCCGTTTGTCATCCATGTTTCTAATCTGCTGGATAAGGCAGGGTTTGAATATACGGTACGGATGAATAAGGATTTTCAGACGACCTTTAACCTTGAATATCCAAATACAAACTACGACACCTTTAAGCGTGCAGTTTGGCAGACGATTTCGGCGTATTACTGCATTTGTAACGATGGGGATGGACTCGAAATTTCCAGCAATCGCCCTGACGGCTACTCCGTCCGTATCGTATTCGGCAACGTGCCGGTTTAAAGGGGAGGGTTAAATGGACTTTGAATTTGGTTTTAAAACCCTGTGGCCGATTGCGACTGCCGCGTTTTGGTTTTGGGTCAACGGCATTTCAGGCCGTCTGAAAGAGGCGGATAAGCGCATTGAAGACATGAAAGAAGAGCTACACGAAGTCAAGCTCTCTTATCACACCAAGCAGGACGCCCAAGCCGACCGAAAAAATATCGCGGCGTCTTTGGAGCGCATCGAAAACAAACTTGAAAAAATGAATGAAAAATTAGACAGGAAAGCGGACAAATCATGAGCGACCCGATTTTGGAAGCCTTGGCGCGTATTGAAAACAAGACAGATCAAACTCTGAAAAATCAGAAGGAAATGCAGGCGGAAATTGCGCAAATTCGCCAAGACACGAAACGCACGGCCATTACATTCGGCGCAATCGGCGGCAGTGTGATTACGGTCGGTTGGGAATTGATTAAAGCGAAAATGGGACTGTAATTATGGCTCACCCGCAAGAAATCCGTGAAAAGTTACGCCGGCTCTATGTGAGCGGCGAGCAAACTTTGGAAACGGCGGCCTTGATGTGCGAAATCCCGCAGGCCACTGCGCGTGCGTGGAAACGTGCGGATAAGGAAAAAGGCGACGACTGGGACAAGATGCGCGCCGCCTACACTTTGGCCGGCGGCGGTATCGAGGACTTGAGCCGTGCGATGTTAGCCGGTTTTATGGTGCAGTACAACAGCACGATGACGATGCTGCAGGATTCGAGTACCGAAGATTTGCCGCCATCCGACCGTGCGAAGCTGTTGGCCAGCTTGGCTGATGCGTTTACCAAAACCGTATCCGCCAATGCGCGCGTGATGCCGGAAACGTCAAAACTGGCGACGGCTTTGGAATTGATTGAGTTCTTGATGGCGTTTGTGCAAGAAAAACACCCCAAACATTTGCCTGCCTTTGTGGAGGTATTGGAGCCGTTTGGGGTGGAAGTGGAGAAGAAGTTTGGTTAGAGGCCGATAACTGATTTTAAAAGTGTGACGAGGGTGTCGGCAGGGATGGCATTAATGGCATTTGCTGTAAGTGTGCTTAATGCAGTGTCTTTGATTTTCCCTAATTCTTTTTTCAACCCACCTTTTTCCGAATCAGAAATCTCCGCTTGGTCTATTTTTGCCGCAATTAAAGCCTGAATAGATTCGCTGTGCAACTTGACCGTGATGACACCAAGAATAGCGGATAGACCACCATCATCGGCAAGAAAGTCTATGCCTTTTGCATTAAGTTTCGGGAACGATCCTGTTGAACTTGAGCGTGGGTCAGTATTCAAAGTGCCACTCCACATATTGATTAACCCATGCTCGATTAGGTACTGGATGTTTGTGGTCACTATACCATTGGATTGCGCTATTGAATTAGCAATGTCTTCAATCCTTTTTGCACTGGGATATACCTGATATAAATCTTCTAAAATCGCTTTTTGAATATCTCGTTTCAACCAATTACTCATTCATTTTTCCTTATGAAAACAAAAGATTTCCTCAAATCCTTGTCCGCCCTTGCCGCCAGCCTGCGCCAAGTCATCGAAGCGGAAGTGGACGGCTTCGATGCGTCGCCCAAGGCTGTTGCTGCACGCCGTGCCAAGGTGTTTGACCCGGTAGGCGGTTACGAATATTTCGTGAATACCTACTTCCCCCATTATATCCGCTCGCCTGAAAAATCCGAACTGCATGCGTTTTTATTCAGCCGTCTGCCGGAGATTATCCGCTCCCCAAAAGGGGAAAATGAGGCGGTGGGTGCGCCGCGTGGCGAGGGTAAATCGACGCAGGTTACTCAGTTGTTTACGCTGTGGTGTATCGTGACTGGCCAAAAACATTATGCCGTTATTGTGATGGACAGCATAGACCAGGCATATCCAATGCTCGAAGCCATCAAGGCGGAATTGGAATTTAATCCGCGCCTGAAAACCGACTTCCCGGAAGTATGCGGACAAGGCCGTGTATGGCAGGCCGGTACGATTGTGACGGCCAATGACGTTAAGGTACAAGTGGCCGGTAGCGGTAAAAAGCTGCGCGGTTTGCGTCACGGCCCATACCGCCCTGACTTAACTGTTTTGGACGATATTGAGAATGACGAGCAAGTCCGCAATCCCGAACAACGCGACAAGCTCAATGCGTGGCTGACTAAAACGGTATTGCCTTTGGGCGGTGTCGGTCAGAAATACGATGTGATTTATATCGGCACGATTTTGCATTACGACAGCGTACTTAACCGCACTTTGAATAACCCGTTTTGGCACGGTATTAAGTTTAAGGCGATGAAACGCTGGCCCGACCGCATGGATTTGTGGGACCGCTGGGAGGAACTTTTCCGAAACGACGGCGAAGAGGTGGCGCAGGCGTTTTATCTCGCCAACAAAGACGAAATGGAGCGCGGCGCGCAAACAAGCTGGGCGGCTCGCGGTGTGTTGGCACTGATGAAAATCCGCGCCCGCGACGGCCATGCGACGTTTGACAGCGAATATCAAAACGACCCGGTCAGCGGCGAAGATGCGCCGTTTGCCGAAAACATCAAATACTGGTCGGAATTGCCGGACGATTTGGTGTACTACGGTGCGCTCGACCCGTCGTTGGGTAAAGCGGGCGCGGGGCGCGATCCGTCGGCGATTTTGGTCGGCGGTTATCAGAAATCAACGGGGCGACTGTTTGTAACCGTCGCCCAAGTCAAAAAACGCCTGCCCGATTTGATTATCGAGGACGTGATCCGCATCCAAAAAGAGGCGCGGGTCAAGCCGATATTGTGGGTGGTGGAGACGGTGCAATTCCAAGAGTTTCTCAAGGATGAGTTGATTAAGCGCGGGGCGCGTTCGGGTGTGCACATTCCGGTGCGCGGTATCAAGCCGTCTTCGGACAAGATGTTGCGGATTGAGACCTTACAGCCGCATATGGCAAACGGGCTGATTTTGCTCAACCCCGACCAAAAGACGCTGATTAGTCAGTTGCGTCACTTCCCGAAAGCCGACCACGACGACGGCCCCGATGCGCTGCATATGCTGTGGATGGCGGCAACGACGGGCAATGTGTCAAACAGGGCGCGTGCGATTGATTTGCCTGCGCCGATGTTGGAGGTTTAAAAATGTGTGATGTGAGAGAACGTATAACCGCTCGTGAAAAAGAGCTGACAGAGGATGTTGAGTACCTTGAGCGTGGTTTGGATAAAGCGGTCGAATATTTGCAAGGTGTTGTCTCCTGCTATAAGGCTGGGCAGCTATCAAATCTACATTTTATTGTCGCTGAAATTGAAGGTTTTTTGGCGGCTCGCGGTGAAGAGTATTGATTTTAAGGTCGTCTGAAAACGGTTTCAGACGACCTTTGGAGTAAGAAAATATGTTCGGATTGATTAAAAGTGCTACACGGAAAACCGCCATCAAGACATTGACGAGCGCGACTGAAGATGCGTTGGAAAGCCTGTTCTCGAATATGGAAGGCACGGACGCGCTGCTTTCTCGCCTCGGCGTGGACAGGCAGCAGGCATTGGATGCGGTGGTAAGCGATGACGAGGTGGCCGCCTGTTTGGAGGATTTGCACGCGGCCATGCTAAACAAGCCTTGGCGGATTTACGGCGAGGATTTGGGCGACGAGGATAAAGACCGTCTGTGGAAAACGCTGAAACGCCATCTGCCCGCACTTGCCGAAATCGTCCTGACGGCGCGGCTGGGCGGATACGGTGTGGGTCGTTATGTCTATCAGCCCGAACCCGACGGCTTTTTGACGATTAAACACATCAGCAACAAGAGCGGCGAATTGGCGAAATATATCCCCTACCGCGACGGTTCGCTGGTGTATCGCGGTACCGGCGGTGAAGAGGCTTGCAATACGGATGTCCTGTATCTCTTTATTGCCCATCGTGCGACATCGACCAATCCTGCGGGCGAAATGGCGGCGGCGCGGCTGTATGCGCCGGTTGCGTTGCGTAAAAAAGGCTTTATCTATGCCGCGCAATTCATTACGCGCTACGCCCAACCTTATCTGATTGCCAAAATCCAAGCCAACAGCGAAGACGACCACAACAGCTTTATGAGTCGTTTTTACCGCTTTGTGAGCGGCGGCGCATTAAGCATCGACCGCGAGGACGATGTGATGATGCTGCAAAACAGCGCGGACGGTCAGGCATTCAGACGTTTGGAAAACCTTGCCAATGCGCGTATCCAAAAAACGCTGTTGGGCAAGGTCAAAACCAGCGACCTTGAGACCGCCAGCCGCGCCAGCCAAGAAACCGAAGAAAACAACCGCGACGAGCGCATCGGCGCATACCTTGCCCTCTTGTCCCGCGCCGCGCAGCACTTTATCGACGCGCTTGTGATGGTCAACAACGCCTACGGCAAGCCGATTAATGCGCCCAAAGGCGTATGGTTTGAGTTTGAAGATGAAATCAAGGTTGATAAAACCCGCGCCGAACGCGACAAGATGTATATGGATACGGGGCAACTCGTGTTGACTGAAACCTACTACCGCGACATCTTGGGCTTCGAGCCGGAGCATTTCGAACTGCGCGACCCGAAAACGTCGTCTGAAAACCCTGCGCCCGCCAAATTCAGCCTGCGCCTGTCTGACGGACTTGCCCATAATGTACCCGATACAGCGGAGCAGGCAATCGCCCGACCGAAAATGGAAGCGGTGTTGGGTTTACTGGAAAACTGCAAAGACTACGCCGAATTTGAGGCTAAGCTGTCGGAACTTGATTTGAGCGATGGCGACAATCTCTTGATCCAGCGTCTAGTTTCAGACGGCCTTTCGGCTTGGGCGGACGGAGCGGGCGATGGACGGGATTGAATACAACTTCGCAGGGCTGGTCGATAAAGCCGCTTTCGAGCATTTCAAATCCAAGAAAATCCTGCCCGGATTCAGTCATTACGATGTATGGCTGTATCAGCACAGCCTTGCGTTTACCGTCGCCAAGATGATGGACGCGGATATGCTCGCCGAAGTCAAAGACGCCATCGAATCCGCGCAGAAAAACGGTACGGCATTCGCTGATTTTAAAAAGCGGTTAAAACCGTATTTGATGGCGAAAGGCTGGTGGGGCGAGCAAGTGATGACCGACCCGCTGGACGGCGAGCCGAAATTGGTACAGCTCGGCAGCACACGTCGTCTGAAAACCATTTTCAACACCAATATGCAGACCGCCTTTGCGGCGGGGCAGTGGCAGCGGATACAGGCAAACAAAAAAGCCCTGCCGTATTTGCGCTACAACCATTCCGCTGCCGGGCATCCGCGCGACAGCCATAAACGCTACTACGGCTTAGTCCTGCCGGTCGATCACGACATTTGGGAAGTCATCTTTCCGCCTAACGGATACGGCTGCAAATGCTCGGTGTCCGCACTGACCCGCCGGCAGGCGGAGCGCGAGGGCATCAGCGGCGAGCCTGATGTGGATATGGTCGAGTTTACCAATCCGCGCACAGGTCAAACGGTATTGATTCCTGACGACATTACGCCGAGCTTTGCACACAATCACGGCGACAGGCTGGGGGCAATGGACGCGCTGTTTGGCGAGAAAAACGGCGAAGAGGCACTGGCCGCCATGATTGCCGAGCGCGAGGCTTGGTTGGACAAGCGGTACAGCGTGCCGTCTGACAAAGTGGCGGTGTTGGCTTTGTCGGATAAGGTGTCGCCGAAGGAAGTACGCAGGCTGACAAAAGAGCAGTCCGCCAACAATACCAAAGACCACGAAGCGAGAGCTGCGGCAGCGTGGCAGGCTGAAACGGGGGACAGGCTGGAAGTGTTTGATTTGCCTGTGGAGAAAGGTAAGGGTCAAGCCGATTACCTGATTGTTTCAGACGACCTGCCCCGTGAGCAATGGGTAAAACTGGATTTTATGTTTACCGAAAATCCCGAACGTGCGGAATTGATGAACCGTTATTTTGCACACACCGCAGGGGCGTGGAATACTAAGGTCGATAAGATTCAGGAACATTTTGATAAAGCCGATATTGTTCCGCTTGATTTGCGCCATCTGAATGCGGCAAACCGGCATAAATTGTTGCAGTATGTGTTATCATTGCCAAAAGAACAGCGGGATAAAGTCCGCTTATTGGTAAAAATATCGGAGTAAGTCATGCCGTCTGAACTGTATGTCAGCCGCGAGGTAAAAGTATTTTTAGGCGGGAAAACCGCCCCGTCCGAATTGTTGGACTATCTGTACCCACGCCTTGCCGAAATTGACAAGGAGGCAGCCGAGCAAATGCAGGGCGAGTTTTCGGGCTGCGTATTTTCGATTGCGGATTTGTCCGCTGCGGCATTCGCCCGTGTGCGCGGATGGATACTTGAGGCTGCTGAAAAGTCCGAGTGGATTAAGCCCTACAAAGCCGATTTGAAAACCGCCCTAGAAGCTGATCCGAGATTTAAACCTGTATAACCCGAAGGTCGTCTGAAACCGTTTCAGACGACCTTTTTTCATAACCGCTCAAATTTCGCGTTTTAGCGCGTTCTGTCGGTCGGGGTAGGTAAAGATATGTCCGAATGTTTAAAGTCAATCTGACGCAGCCCTAAAAGCCCTCTGAAAACGTTTTTCAAACCGCCGCCGTCTGCATTTTTGGATATGCCCTAAATTTGCGATTTTAGGCGGGTCGGACGCTAAAGATAGGCAAACCCCGCCGAAATCTTAAAAATCAATCTGACGCGATTCTAAAGCGGTTTTAAAGTGGGTATTTTTATATTTTGCGAATAAGAAATTTCAAAAGGTCATCTGAAACCTGAAATACGGTTTCGGGCGGCCTTTTTCATTTCGGGTAGCAAAGTGAAGTCATGCCGCCGTCTGTTTGCCGTCATGCGTTGCACAATGGCGGCTATGAATACGAAAACATCACCCCTCAATATCAAATTGTCCGCCGCGCTGCCGGTTGCCTTGGCGACCCGTGCGGATGATGTGCGTACCTTTAAAGGCGTCGCCAATTCGGGCAAGCCGTTCGGCTACGGCGGTTATCAGACTGTCGTTGATTTGGCGGAGCTGTCGCACAAAGCGTCCGTCCCCGTCCTGCTGGAGCATTCGCCGCTGAAAATGGCGGGCGTGTGCAGCCTGTCGGTAACGGCGGACGGGCTGATTGCCGAGGGCAGTCTGTTGTCCAACGAGTTTGGCACGCAGATCGCCGAGGCAGCCGACCAAGGTTTCCCGTGGGAAATGTCGGTTTACGCGCAGGCGGAATCCTACGAGGAGCTGGCGGCGGGCGCGGTATTATCCGTCAACGGCAACGAGGTAACGGGTCCTGCGGTGATTTTGCGCCGCTGCACCATCCGCGAGGTGTCGTTTACCGCCGTCGGCGTGGACAGTGAGACGGAGGCGGTGGTGTTGTCGGACGGCAGCCCCTTGCCGGATATTTTTAAACAACCTTTGGAGTTATCCATGACACCCGAAGAAAAGCAAGCGTTTGACGACCTGAAGGCAGAAGTCGATACGCTCAAGGCTGAAAAAGCCGAAGCCGAGAAAAAGCTGAAAGAAGCCGAAGCGGCTGCCAAGAAAAACCAAGTCAAGGCGAAATTGTCCGCCGCAGGTTTCAAAGAAACCGAAGACGGCAAGTTTGAAGGCTTGTCCGACGCAACCATGACCGTGCTTTTGTCTGCTGATATTGCGGCGGCTGAAGCCATGATTGCCGATTTGACGCCGAAAGCCGCCCCGTCTGCCGTGCCGCCCGCGCTGTTGAGCGAAGGCGCAGGCAAAGGCGAATCCGAACACACCGGCGAGGCGGAGGGCAAGTTCTCCGTCGCCAGCCACAAAGGCTTACTGGGAGGCTCTTATGTCTAAAGTCAAAACCGAAATCTTAGGCCCTGTTATTTCCGACTTTTTGAAATACGAAGCGACGCCGCAGACCCGCGTTGCCGTTGCCGCCGATGCCGGCACGAAGGCAGGCAAGTTTGTCGAGTACCCACTGCGCGGCAAAAAGCTGCTTGCGCTGACCGATGAAGCCGACGGCAAAGTCATCATCCAACCGTTCAACTGCATTATCGACCTGTCAAAAGTCGCCGATGCGGATGTCAAAGCGGCGACCACCGGCAAAACCTTGGACGCGCTGAAAAAAGAAGGCGACGCATACGGCATCGTTTACCAAGGCACACCCGCCGCCTGATTTCAGGCGACCTTTAAACCCGATTTAATAAGGACCCATTATGCCTTTATCCGATAACAGCAAGTTTGGCGTGCAGGCTTTGACCACCGCCGTCAACAAAATCGACCCGGGCGCAAGCCAAATCCGCGAACTGGGTATTTTCGAATCCGAATATCTGACCACTACTTATGCCAACATTGAGTTCCAAGACGGCAAAGTCAGCTTGGTTGCCAGCAAAGAGCGCGGCACATCCGGTCAGGCGGTCGAAAGTCCGAAACGCACCGTGCGCACCGTCAAAATCCCGCACCTGCCGATTCACGACGTCATCCGCGCCGATGACGTGCAAAACCTGCGCGCTTTCGGCACGACCCAAGCCGCAACGGTCATGGACAAGGTCAACGAAAAACTCGCCGGCGGCAAATCCGACCTCGAATACACCCGCGAACACCTCATGCTCGGTGCGTTGCAAGGCAAAATTTTGGATGCGGACGGCAGCGTGATTTTGGACATCAACACCGATTTCGGCGTTACACGCAAAACGCAAAATATCGAATTGTCCAAAGATACGACCGAAGTCGGCTCGGTATTGGACAAGCTCTTGTCCGAGCAACGCCAAAAATTCGCCGGTGCGCAAGTGCGCGGCTGGGTGGTGTATTGCGGCATCGATTTCCTGAACGCGCTCAAAAAGCATAAATCCATCTTCGAAGTGTACAAACGCTACGACGAAGCCCGCGCCTACCGCGAGGGCGATACGCTCAATCCGGCCGAGTTTGTCCACAAAGGCATCCGCTTTATTGAGTACGCGAACCATTTCGGCAGCGATGCCGACATTGCGGCGGACAAAGCGATTCTGCTGCCGGTTGGCCGCAACCTCTACAAAGAGTATTTCGCGCCTGCCGACATGAATGCCACCGTCAACACCCGCGCCCTGCCGTATTACGCCAGCCGCGAGAAATTGCCGCACGACAAAGGCTGGAGCCTGCATGTGCAGTCCAACCCGCTGCCGATTGCGCTGCGTCCCGAGTTGTTGGCAACGCTGACCATGTCTTAAACGGATTTCAGACGACCTTTAGGGCAAGTTTAAAGGTCGTCTGAAAACGGAGGACGGCATGATTACCATCCAAGACATGATTACCCGCTTCGGCGAGCAGGAGATGGCGGAGCGGTCGAATCACGAAAACTACGAATACATCAACGAAGATGTATTAAACGCGGCAATCGCCGATGCGGAAGAAGAGGCGGCAAGCTACCTTCGGGCGGCGAAACTGTTTTTTACCGACGACACCGCGCCGCAGGTCTTGAAAATCAAAGTCTGCGACATCGCCCGCTACTACCTCTACGACGACGCGGTAACAGGTATTGTCGAAGAGCGTTATCAGTCGGCGGTCGCTTGGCTCAAGATGGTCGTCAAAAATCCGAATATGCTGGACGAGACCCGCGTATCGGATGACCGCAGGCCGTCAACGTGTGCCGTTTATGTCAATGCCGAACCCGATTTGCGGGAATGGCTGAAGGAGTAAGCGATGCGGATTACGGTATCGCACGACTTATCGCGTATCGCCCAAAGCCTGAGCCGCCTGTCGGGCAAATTGACGGGCAGCCTTGAAGAACCTTTGCGCGCCATCGGTGGCATCCTCGAATCCTCGACCCGCCGCCGTATCGCCGAAACTAAAACTGCGCCCAACGGCAAACGCTGGGCGGACGTATCCCCCGCTACGGCACAAGCCAAAAACGGACGCGGCGGGATTTTGGTGGACCACGGCAACCTCTTGGCAAGCATTACGCACGAGGCATCGGCAAAAAGCGTGATTACCGGCTCGGTAATGGGCTACTCGGTTTATGTGCAGGAAGGCACGAAAACCATGCCGGCGCGTCCGTACTTAGGTTTGTCGGTGCAGGATTATCAACACATCGGCGAACTGATGGAGGACTGGCTTAACGGTCAGTTTGATTAATGGCTTTAAAACAGCATGAAAACTTATTGGCGGTCTATCCCGAAATCCTAGGTCGTCTGAAAACCGTCAAAGGTATCAAGGCGGTCAAGGAAATCGGCGAACTTGCCGAGCTGCTCGCCCAAGGCACGGCGAAGCGCAAAGCCGCCCCGCTGGACGGCGCGGTCTATGTCGTTTACGGCGGCTCGACCTTTGCCGACGAGGCGAAAAACGGCAAATACCTCAAATCGACGCTGCACTTTACCTTTGTGTTGGCACGCAGCTATACCGCCAACGGCAAATCCACGCTGTACGAGGTCGGCGAGACCCTGACGGCAATCCAACGGGCGTTTTCAGGCTGGGACGCGGGCGACGAATATGCCGTTACCCCCTTCCGCCGCATCGCCTCGCCATCCATCGAATACAACGACGGCTTTGCCTTTTACCCCATTTCATTCGCCTGCGATACCGTGCAGGCGGCAAACTAAAGGAGCTGCCACATGGCAAAACAAAACGACCACGGCTTAATCTTTGAGGGCGACGTCAAGGTGCGCAACCTCAATCAAAAAGGCTCGGGCTTTATCGACATCGGCAATACCACCGCCCTGACCACGCAGACCAGCGTGGAAACCAAAGAGCGCGTGTCCAAGCAAAAAGGCACTTACGGCAGCGCGTTGGACAGCCTGAAAACCGTCAAACCCACCGAAATCGGCCTGAAGCTCGACACCTTCGACAAAGACAACCTCGCGCTTGCCCTGATGGGCGAAGCCGCCGTCATCGCGGCAACGGCGCAGACTGTTGCGGACGAGACCGTAACCATCGGCAAGAAAGGCATGGCGTACAAACTGGCAAACGGCAACATCGACCCGGCTACCGTCAAAGTCAAAAACAAGTCCAAAGCTGCCGTTGACGCGGCACATATCGACATCAACGCCACCTTGGGCATGATTACCATCCTGCCTACTGCCGATACCGTCAACGACGGCGAAACCGTCACCGTCGAATACAAAACCCGCGATTCCGGCGGCTATAAAGTGTCCGCAGCCACCTTGTCCCGCTTGGACTTGGAAATCTACGTCGACGGCCGCAACCGCGTTACCGGCGAGGCGGGCATTCTGCACATCCCCCATGCCGTACTGGCGGCGGACGGCAGTATCGACTGGTTTGGCGACGACTTCAACGAAGCCGAATTTAAAGGCACGGCAGTGTTGGCTTCGGGCGAAACCTCGACCTATTCCTTCACGTCGTACAACAACTGATTCGGTTGGTAGATAAAAGGTCGTCTGAAACGAGCTTCTGCGTGTAGGCGCAGCGGCGTGGAGTTTCAGACGACCTTTTTTTAAACGGGTTTTAAAACAGGGTTAATTATGGCAAACATCCAAGCGGGTATTGAGATTAAGGCGGGCGTGTCCGGTGCCGAACACATCGATGCGCTGGCGCAGTCCATTGAGGCGGCGGGCATCGATACGGGCAAATTGACGGAAGAAGCGAAAGAGCTGGGCGCGACGCTGGCGAAAGCCCAGGCGCAACAGGCGGCGATTGCGGAATATAAGGCTTTGTCGGAGGAATTGGACAAAACCGCCAAAGAAATGCGCGCGCTGGACGAATTGACCGCAACGCTGGAGAAATCCATGCGCGACGGCGGTACGCAGCAACAGCGGGCCGATTTGGCGAAACTTCGCGCCGAATCCGAACGCCTGGCAAAAAGCGAAACCGAGCTGACAGGCAAGCTGTATGCCGCCCGCGACGCGATGTCTGTGTCGGGCGTATCCGTCAAAAACCTTGCCGCTGAAGAGGCGCGCCTGTCGTCAGAATCCGCCGCCGCAACAGCGCAGCTCGACCGTCTGACCGCCGAAGCGCAAACCCTAAAAGCCATCGCCGATGCCAAAATCCAGCTTGGTATCGATACCGACGACAAGGCACGTCAGGAAATCCAAAAGACCAAAGACGCCTACGAGCTGCTCAAAGACAGCGGCACGCTCTCGCACGAGGAATTGGCGCGGGCGGCGCAGTTGCAGGAAGGCAAGGTGCGCGAACTCGAAGCCAGCCTGAAAGGCGTGAAGCCGTCTATTACCGAAGTTGCTTCGGAGATTCAGGGCTTGGTCGGCGGTGCGGGCGGCTTGGCGTTTGCCACCCGCGAGGCGATGAAGTTTGAAACCGCGATGGCGGGCGTGAAAAAAGTAGCCGAAGGCACGGACGAGCAGTACGCCCAACTTTCAGACGAGCTGAAGAAAATGGGCGCCGAATTGGGCATTTCCGCCGCCGAAATGGCGGATCTTGCCGCAGCGGGCGGACAGCTTGGCATCCCGATTGAGAAGTTGTCGGAATTTACCGCCATCGCGTCCAAGATGTCGGTTGCCTTTGGGATGAGCGCGGAAGAGGCGGGAAATGCCGCCGCGACGATTGCTAACGTGTTCCAGCTCCCAATCGGCGAGGTCGAGAAGCTCGGCGATGCCATCAACGTTTTGGGCAACAATACCGCCGCGCGTGAAAAAGACATTGTTGCGGCGATGGCGCGTATCGGCGGTACAGCCAAGCAGTTCGGGCTTGCCGCCGACGAAGCCGCCGCGCTTGCCGACGCCTTTATCGCTTTGGGCAAACCGCCCGAAGTGGCGGCGACCGCCATCAATGCGCTGTTGCAAAAACTGCAAACGGCGCAAAGCCAGGGCAAGGGTTTTCAAGACGCGCTCGCGTCCATCGGTACGTCCGCCGACGAGATGGCGGCAAACATCGCCGCCAATCCGCAGCAGGCATTAACGGACTTCTTGCACAAACTCGAAGGCTTGGACAAACAAAGCCGCGCCCTGACGCTCTCGCAACTCTTCGGAACGGAATACAGCGACGACATCGCCCTCTTGGTCGGCTCGCTGGGCGAATATGAAAAGGCTTTGGGTTTGGTCGCCGACAAGGGACAAGTCGTCGGCGCGATGCAAAAAGAAGTGGCAAACGCCATGTCCACCAGCGAGGCGCAAATCAACAAAGCCAAGCAAGAGATCATCAACGTTGCCATCGAGGTCGGCGAAAAGCTGCTGCCTTTGGTGTCTTTGTTGGCAAGTACGGTGGGCGGTGTTGCCGGTGCGGTCGGCGCGATTACGGAAGAGTTCCCCGTTTTGACGCAGCTTGCCGCGTTGTTTGCGGCGGGTGCGGTTGCCGTCAAGGCTTATGAAGCGGCTGTCCGCCTGACGGGCGGCGCGGTATCAGCATCGTTTGCGACCCAGCGCGTCGGCATTGAGGCAACCAAGGCATCCATCCTGACGACCACTGCCGCT